AAAAGCCCGGCGGCAGGATTGTACCTGACGCCGGGCGTTCCAGTCATAGGAGAGGATGCCTGAAAGGCACCCTTGCTATCGCATAAGGATAGCTGGGGTTCAAGCGGAACAGTGGTCAGCCCGGAGCATCATTGCGGATCGCGGGGCTACAGAGCGTTTCATACCGTGCGTTGTGATCGACGATCTCTGCCACGGTCGGATCGCTGTCGGCGCGATTATCGGGGTCGTTCGTCTCGCCCGGAGAGAGCTGGGCAAAGCTGATAGCCTTGAACACCAGGCACGGTGAACCGGCAGTTTTCGGGGGTTCGAGAGGTCCGCATGCAGACGCCGCAATAAGCGGGAGGATCAGTGCGAACACGTTGAGCCGCTTCATTTGCCTTCACTCCTTGCTCGATGACGGCCTCTGCGGTGCGCGCGCGCTCGACGGCAGCACCCTTTTCCTCTGCGCGGTCGAGGCCCATGTCCGCCCAGTTGATCGCCACGAGCGCGACCAGCCCCAGAAAAACGACGACAACCCCGAGCGCGGCCGCTTTCTGCGGTGCGGCCAGCGCAGTGAACCAGCCTATCATGCGACCACACACCAATCTTCGGCCAGCGCATCAGTCTGCGAGCAAAGCCACGGCACGACGGTGTCTTGGGCCGTCTTCATTGCGATGTAGGCCTGATACGGGACCATATCGTCAGGGAAGACGCCGATCATTGTGCCCTTCGGATTTCGCGCAGCCGGGTAGGAAGCAGCGGCCACGTAGTACAGGAACATGCCCTTGCCGTTCCATCCCGCGCGCGCGACCTTGTGACCGCGCTTGAGCAGCTCGAGCGCATGGCCGAAATTCATTTCGCCCGACAGCCGGTAGGCTTCTTCGAAGGCCTCGGGAGGCGACCACGAAACATAGCCGTCGGGATAGACAACCTTGTAGCCGAGAACGCCGTCGCGCTCTTCAGTTTCGGCTTCAACAACCTTGGTTCCGATAAAGGTCTGCATTACTCGTCCTCCTGGGGAGCGCGGCGATTGCCGCCGGTGAACAGGAAAGCCAGCACAAGGCCGATCATTCCTTGAATGATGACAGCCTGAGCGAGGCTCTTGAACAGATCGTCCTTGGCCAGTTCGGGCTTGAGATAGATCATAATGAAGATGGCGCAGGTGAGCGCGAAGCTGCCCGCGCCGGCGATGACCCGCGCAAGGGTGGCATTGAAGCGGATCTCGGGCATGGGCTTCATACCCCGCTCCACTTGGCGTGCGCCGCAGCGATCTTCACATGATAGTTGTTGGCCGCGTACCCAGCGCCGTTATAGCCCTTGGCGAAGGCGACACAGTCGCGCGGGCTGTTGCTGATCGCGCGCAGGGCGGCCAGTAGCTTGGCATTGCGGATGAACGCCACGAAAGCGTCGAGGTGATCGCGCTCGCTGCGCTTCATCGCGTCCCAGAAGGCCTCGACCGTGTCGAACCCAGCGAGCTTGTGGTTGAAGCCCATGATCTGGTAGCGCCCGACAGATGCCGACATCAGCGCCGCGCGCGGTGCCAGCTGCATGGCACGATAAAGCCGGGCCCATTCGCCTTGGCCACCGACATACAGCGCGCGGTTCCACTTCGCGCTCGACAGGTTCGGATGGATTTGACGGAAACGCCCGTTGGTCTGCCGATCGAAGATGTGAGCCTCGAACAGGATCTTCGGAAGGTGCGGGCCGTCAATGAACCCGCCCTCTCCATCGAGCGCAAGAATGTCCGAGCGGACATCCTTGAACCAGCCGCCTTTGCTCTCGACCTCGTCCACGGCGCGGATCTGCGCAACGGTGCAGGCGAGGGCAGTCGCGGCCGCCTGGTAATCGGCCAACGTCAATCCGATCTGCGGCGCAGCCGCGGCGGGAACAGGCGCGCGCCCCTGCCACAGCGCGCCCAGTTGGTTGATCAGCGGCACATCGGCGTTGGTCAGCTGGCCCGCAGGCGCGATCGGGCGCAGTGCAGCAGCGATACGGTCGGCATGGGTCATGAGCCGCGTTCCTTGTCCATGCGCTCCTTGAGCGCGATCGTGTTGGAATCGATGCGCTCGAGGCGCACGAGTATCTGCGTCATCTGCTGGGTTCGCGTTTCCAGCGAAGCCTCCATGGCCACGATCCGCCGATCATGGTCCTGCTGCGTTTGCCAAAAGGCACCTCCGGCAAACACCAGAGTGCTGATATTCAGCACCACTGCTGCGACCGCGATCCATTCTGCTCGTGTCACGCTCAACCCTTCTCGTGATTCTTCTTTCACGACGCCGCCCCCGTCATCGTTCCGTTGTTGGTGACCGGCACGGTGTTGCCGTTCTTGCGCACCGCAAACCCGGCGGCACCGCCAAAGCCCGTGGTGCGATTCTGTCCGGCCGTAGCAGCGCCCCCGCCATTACCGCCTGCCTGGCCCGCGCTCACCGCCGCGCCGCCACTGCCTCCGCCCGAAATCGTGCCATTGGCACCGGAATTGCCCGATGCCGTGAAGCCAGCGCCGCCGGAACCGCCAGCGCCGTTCGGGTAACCGCCGCCGCCGCCGCTGCCGCCGTACTGCTCGGGCTCTGGCTCCGTCGGTGTGCCCGTGTTGACAAAGGCACCGTTGCCGCCCGCGCCGCCGCCGCCGCCAGCGATCAGCTCGCCGCCCGAATTGATCGTGACGCTCATCGGCACCTGGCAGAACACACCATCGCCGCCGGGCCCACCGTTCTGGCCGCCAGCGCCATCGCCACCATTGCCGCCGTTGCCACCGCCGCCAATGACCTTGCCGCCGTTTTGCACGACGAGCGCGATCGAGATTGCATAGGTCGACGTCGGCCAAGTGCCGCTATCGATCGCGCGGCCCGAGCCGGCCACGCCCTGCACCGTCACACCAGCAGGGACGTTGAACGTGATAGTGGCGTCCGACATGCCGGTGTAACCCGCCGCATTGGCAAGGCTGCGCAGATTGGCACCCGACGAGGAGGAGGTGAGGTTGATCGTCGCCGAGAACGCCCCGGGCGGAGTCGCAGGCTCGCCAGGCGAACCGGGCGCGGCAAGCACATCCCAGAATCCGTTGGCCTGATCCGTTCCGGTTGGAGCGTTGCCGGTCGAGGAATTGACGGTCAGGATGTACGAGCCGCCGCCGAACGTCACGGTATCGCCAAGGTAATAGGTCGTTCCCGACGCATAAGCTCCGCGGTAGCTGAATGCGCTCAGGCGCTCGGGCGTCGACCATGCCGACAGCAGAACGCCCGCAGCGTTCTTGGTAGCGATCGTCATCCACAGGGTTTCGGTACCGGGTGGCAGAACCTCGAACCAGCCCGGAGCTTCGGCGGTGGTTGGCGTTGCCGGTCGATCAAACGAGCGGCGGAACTTGATGTCCCGATAGTTGCCGTTGATGCCGTCCACCCCATTGCCGCCGGGATTGCCGTCCTCGCCATCTTCACCATCAAGCCCGTCAGCCCCGCGAAAGCGCGTCCAGGTGTAGGCGCTGGGCGTGGTGCCTTCTGTGGGCGTCGATTGGTTGTAGGCAATACCGATGTAGAGCCGGTTACCCGGCTCGCCAGTCGTGAAGTTGGTGGATCCGTCCGCGCTGTCCGCATAGGCGATCCAGGTATACGACGGCAGGCCGGTGCCGACCGCGAGCGCATCGATCTGCGCCTTGATCGTGGCGAAGGCGGCCTCGATCTTCTGGAACTCGGCATTGACCGTCGAGGCCTTGGCACGCGAGAAATCCGAGATCGGCGAGCGGTTATAGGGGTTGCTCACGGCTTCCTCCGGCGCGGGCTGAACCGCACGGTATAGGCCTGCAGCACATGCGCCCCTTCCGTCTTCGCGCTCTTGCAGGCGAAGATGAAGCTGGCATTGCGCCCGAAACCGTCGATATCCGCCTCGGCGATCCCCTCACTCGGGGACGACCAGAAGAACGTGTTCCAGCTGTCCAGATCGAAATTGCCGCCGCCGCCCTGCACGAGGAAATCGAGCCCTTCGCCCGATCCGACCACGTCGAAATCCTTGTTGCCGCTGATCGGGGTGGTGCCGTCACCATAGTTGTACTGCGCCATGACACCGATGCGGGTCAGCGGCTGCGCCTGCATCTCGAGGGTGACCTTGCGAAACCGCTTGTCCTGCATCGAGCTCTGGAAATGGTTATACGGGCTCATCACGAACCCCTGCACCCCCGTGCCGTCGAAGCTCGGGCCGCTGTCCATGCGATAGACATAGCCATCCTCGCCGCCGATGAAGATGCCTTCGGTGCCGTCGGCAAGCTCGCAGGTGGTCCCGCAATAGGGCTGCATGCCGCCAAGCTCGAACGGGATCGCCTCGGGGGCTTTGCCACCCATGTAGACCGACAGGCCAGTGCCATCGGACCAGTAAAGTCGATAATGCGTTTTCGACCGGCTCACGAGCGACAGAACGGGCACCGCACCCGCCTTGCGCTTCACCCTGAAATACGGCTCGATCAGCGCCGATAGCGTGCCGGTCTTGAAATTGCCGAACGCCTGCGTGGCGCGCAGATCGCGCAGGCCGCGTCGATCGAGGTAGACCGTCGTGCCGACGCGCTGCGCCGTCCAGGCTTCCGCTCCTGCCTCTTCGGTCAATTCCGCCAGCGCAAAGCTCTCCGCATCGCTGCCGTTGAGGATGCTGATCTTCTGCTGACCGAATAGGACAACAGCGGTTTCGTTGGCCTGCACCACATCGGTAACCTCGGTGCCGAATCCAATTTCGCCGGCGCCCAAGGTCACATCGAACAGTACTGGCTCGCCGATGCCGGAAAACTGCACCGAGCCGCCAGGGAAGGTGAAACCCAGATGGTTGGCAATCTCGAACACCCGCGTCGGCTGATCATTCGGCATGCCGGTGCGGATCGGCACATAATGGGTGCCGTCGAACTCGAAGCCGTTCGACACGCCATTGGCGCCGTACATCGAGCGGCGCTCGGCCGCCCCGTAGAAATTGTGGTTGATCGTGTGGAACTTGCCGCCAGGCTGGATGCGGATCTGCGAAGCGGTGCCGGCACGCGCGACATTGGCGGCCGACTGCACCAGCGTCTCGCCGCTTGTGAACGGTCCCGACAGGCCGGAAAGGACCAGATACCCCGCCGCGCTCGATCCCCAGTCACCGCTCTGCCGAACGACGCGGCGAACCGTAGCGATCGCGCCCGAGCTTGCGCCCGAGATGTTCACGCCCTCAGCAATCTCGGCAAGCCCCTGATCGAACAGCATGAGCGTGCCGAGCGTGACCTGAACCCAGCCAGCCGCGGTCGCGCGCCACATATCGCAATAGGTGCCGCCAGCATTATCGCGCCAGGCATAGATGACACCGCCCAACTCGGCCACACCGCGCACCGGGCCGGAACCGGGCACCTTGGCGATAAGCGAGCGCTGATAGTCCTGAGCCGCCTCGGTGTACGTCTCGTCGAGGGCGGCGGTATCGGCGCTGTTTTCGGCAGCAGGACCAGCCGCCAGCGCGCGTAGCGTTGTCGAGGCCAGCAGTTGCTCGTTGTCCTGAAAGGTGCCGCTGACATTGCCCAGCACCAGCGTACCAGCGCCCGTGCCCGACCAGTTGCCGGTGAAGCCCACTGGCTCGAGCAGAACAATCCCGGTCGCGCCGGACGTGCCGCCAGTGATCGTCATGCCCGCGGTGATCGCCGATACGCCGGTATCGAAAGGCAGCAGCCAGTAAGAGCGCGACGAGGGCGAGCCGCGCCCGTCGAATCGCTCGTAGCCATCAACGCGCCCATAGCCTTCGGCCAGCGGCTCATAATTGAGGCCCGAACGCAGACGACCAGGCGGCAGAGCCAGTGCGGCGCTGACCACATCGAGGCCGCCACCAAAGGCAAAGGATCGATCCTGCATCATAGCGTGATCGCCTCGTCCCGATCATTGATCAGATCGCGCAGGCCCGCGGTGAAATTGCGCTGCGCCGTCTGGATCTGGATCGTGGCTTCATCGTTCTCTGCCAGCAGCAGCAGGGCCTTCCAGACGATCGTGCCATGATGCTGCGGCGCGCAGCGCGGCACATCGTTGTCAGCGACGAGGATCTGTGCCCCGCGCGTGTACTCACCCCGAAGGATATAGGTCCGGTCAGGCGGCGGGCCGACGCAAATGCGGCCGTCATAGTCGAACGAGAAATAGATCGGGGTGTTGTTCTCGGGTGTTCCACGATCAAAATCCTTGCGCCAGCGCTCATAGCTGATGAACACGAGGTCGCGTTCATTGGCCTGTTCGCCAGTCTGGTACAGCGAGAAGGGGCTGAACGTCTGGGTTGGCCGTGCCCAGCGGCTGAAATCGGTAATGCCGAGCTCGTCAGCGGTATAGCGTTTCTGACCGACCACCAGTGCATGCGAAAAGTCGCCGCGCTGCCACGGCCAATCGGTGCGCCCGGTCTGGATCTGCCGCCACGCCTCGGCGGTCCACTTGACGATCTTCTCTTGCCGGTCGGTCGGCGGGTTCACGACAGTCGAAAGCCGCTGCGCACGTTGGACCGTGCCAGATTCCCGCTCCACATCGTTAACGAGCTGCAGAAAGGTGGACATGCGCGGCGGCCTTCAAGCGGTCAGAGAACCGCGTCCTTGGTGCGTTCGAACCAGGCGTTGATCTCTTCCTGGCTCGGCATGGCGAGGACGCTGAAATCATAGGACTGCTGCTCGACCCATTCGCGGATCGGCAGGCCGGTGACCGGGTTGGTAACATCGGTTTCGACCGACACCTTCTCGGTGGCATCGAGCATCACCAGATAATGGCGATACGGGATTTGCACGGGGTGGCCGCGCTGAATCTCGATCTGATAGCCGTTGCAATTGACGAATACGCGCTTGGGGCGGCGCTTGTCCGACGTGGTGTTGACCTTGATCGTCACCTTCGGATCGAACTTGGGATGCTGCCCTTCGCGACCCTCGGGAATGTTCGAGGCATCGACATTGGCGAGTTTCATGCCCTTTGCCTGCACCGGCTGTTCCGGCGCATCCTCGGCCAGGTCTTCGGGAACCTCGATCTCGGCAAGATTCGGGCTGACGGCATGGATTTTGCCGATGATGTTGTTGGCGCTGGTCCCCTTCTTGATGTCGTCGAGGCCCAGCACGGTGCTGGCGAAATAGCGAAGCTGCGCCGGGGTGGCGTCAGCCATGCTGATCTTGATCTTGGTGGTCATTGGTCGGGCTCCTTACTGCGCCTGGGGTTCGGCGGTCAGTTTGTCGATGGCATCGAGAACACCCTTGCGGGCCTTCTCGCGGTCGGATTCTGCAGCTTTGACGGCGTCCAGCTGCTCGGGGGTGAGACCTTCGAGGCGGGCCGCGACCTCGTCCACGGTGCCATCGATGACGGCCTCGGCATTGAAGGTGCCGGAGGGCAGCGACCCATTTTCCTCTGCCCCTCCGGCACCGGCGCTCTGATCGCCTTCCCCAAGGCCATCGATCGCCATCTCTGCTTCCGCCTCGTCTTCCTTGATCTCGGGAAGCGCGGAAATCTTGTAGCCGCCGGTCAGCAGCGCATCCTTGAAGGGCTCGGGCATGCGCGTCGGGGTAGCGCGCGGCACCTTGATGATGTGGCCGTTGACGCAAACAGGGATGGCCGCGTCAGCGCCGGAACCTGCGACAGTGACAAGCCAGATGGGCTCGCCAGCGAAATGGGGAAATTCTGCCATGGGGGTCATCCTTTTTCAGGAGGGAAGGGGCGGGCGGGCCACCATGAAGCCCGCCCGCAGTGCAACGCCTGTGTCGTCAGACGGCGTTGCGCATCGCGACGTAGCGGAAGGTCTTGCCGCTCTCGGAGAGCGCGGTACCGACCGTGAAGCCCTTGCCGACGCTCGACGAGCCCTGATAGGCGTCGATGCCGTTCGAGGTGATGAGCGAGAGCCCGGCCGCGCCGCTGGTGCCACTGTCGACGACGTTGATGGCCTGCAGGGCATCGCCGGCACCGAAGCCGTTGAACCATTCCCAGGCGGCATCGCCGTCTTCCGCGTTGATCACGCGCACATGGTCGGGCACCCAGCCCAGCTCGATGTTGATAGCGGCGCCAGTACCTTCGTAGGTGCCAATCTTAACCTGTTCCGTCATGTTCCTGATCCTTGTGAGAGTGATGGCCAAAGGGGCCGGGCGTCACCACCCAGCCCCAGCAGCGATCAGAGGGCTGTCGCCGCGACCTCGAGGCGAACCATCCAGGTTTCGTTGAGGCGAACCGCGTTGAACCAGCCCTTCCAGCCGACATAGCCGCGCTGACCCAGGGGGTCCGACTTGTCGACGGTGTTCGGGTTGATGACGGTCGGCGTGATGGCCATGTTGCGGCCGTCCGGACCCTTGCTGTCCTTGAGCGGGGTCATGCCATAGGCATGCATGCCAAAGAACAGCATCGGATAGACGTCGGCAGCGGTGCCCGTGGTGCTGACCATCGAGCCTGCGGAGCCGCCGGCATCCGGGAAGGCCTCGAGATCGGGCGACAGGACGTAGCGCACGTCCTCGACCGAACCGATTTCATAGGCGCAGGTCACCTGGCGCTGGCCATATTCGGCGGTAGGCACGAAACCGGCCAGGTTGCGGATGTCCGCTTCCAGATCGGTGTGCGCAACGCAGATATAGGCCGCCTCGATCGGCTTCGTGCCGATCTTCACCGATCCGTCGAGGATGTTGGTGAACTTCTTGGCCTTGGCGTTCTTGAGGTAGCGGGTGACCTTGCGCTGCTTGTTCAGCGAGATCGCGGTGTTGACCGCCGAACGGTTCGAGCCGTTGGCATAGAACACGGTGGTGCCACCGCGCACGACGCCATAGATCACCTGCTCGAAGGTGCGGCCCGAGTTTTCGCCGTTCATCATGACGGCGTCGTTCAGGACCGGATCTTCGTTCAGGTCTGCGACCTTGTCGGTGATGACGGTCAGGTCACCGAACTGCTCCATCGAGACTTCGACGTCTTCGTAGAGCATCTGACGTGCGTTGGGCGTGACGCCCTCGGTCAGCGGCGTGGTCGCAGCTTCGAACGGAATCGGGCGGCGGAACTTGACCGTCTCGGCCTTGTTCTTCGGAATCGGCTTGACGTCGCCGAACTTGGCCAGAACCAGAACCGGCTCGGCATGCTCGAGGTGCTTGGTGTACGCATAAGCTGCGGTACGCTGGCTGATATCGCCATACTGAGTACGTGCCACGGAAAATCCCCCGGATGGCCCGGGGGATCATCCGCCCGGGCAGTTAAGCTCTGCGGCGGTTGCTCAGGAGAGCATCGACCGCCGTGTCGAAATCGTCGGGAACCTGATTGGCCACGGGCGCACCGCCCGAACTGCCGCTGTCACGTCCCGCTGCGAGCTGGCGCTCGCGCTTGGCCGCCAAGGGGTTGGGCTGCGGGTCTTGATTGGCCGCCTGGGGGAGGGTGAAACCTGCCTTCATGCGGAAATACTCGAACGCTGCCGCCGCTTCCTCGGGGTCAACGATCTGGTTCCAGTTGCGATCAAGCGCTTCACGCACCATGCGGGGCGCGTTGGTCCTGAACGTCTGAAACTCGGGCTTTGTCGCCAGATCCCGCCAGTCGGGTGCGAGCTCATCCAGCCTCGAGAGGTTCGCTTGCTCGGCCTGCGCCTGCTGGCTGGCGGTCAACTGCTGGACCGGCTTTGCCAACTCGGCGATCTGGCGTGCTTGCGCCTCGATCATGGTGATCAGCGGTCCTGCGATCTCGCCATATTCTTCCTTGAGCTGCTGAATTTGCT